GATCGTCGCCAGTAATATGAGGAAATTCAAATGTTTCTATGGGTTTTTCCCCATCCTCTGTGTAGCGCAGAACTATTGTTTGCTGCTCAGGAAATTTATTCAGTCCGGTCCAGCGATAGACAATAGCAGCCTGGAACATTTTGCGTTCTTCAAGCTCAAGCCAATCAACCGCAAAACTGTTTTCAATAATGTTTCCTTCGGTAAACATTGCGCTAATTGCTACTGGGCTTGTTCCGCTAATTTGGTAGCTAGAGTCATAAGGCAACGCTGGCTCCAAGGAAAAACGTCCGTTCTTTAATGTGGTATTACACAAAACACTCGGAGCAACACCTGCAAGCCACGAGCGCAAATTGGTTGGTTCAGTAATTGCATCATCAAAGAAAAATCTATTGGCTTTCAAGTAGCTTCCGGTTCTTGCCAGTCCTTCACGATCAAGCAGTTCTGAGCTAATTATGCTGCCGGCGCCTGTATCGGTATCTGTGCATAAATACCAGAGCAGGTCTGTTAGCAGATTGCTTGACCCAGTTCCTCCTTCCGTAAGGCGTTCTACTTCAACGCCGTTTGGCATAAAGCACCGAAGTTGATCTAGCTGATTAAAGTTTTCAGTTGACCTAAGCTTCAACCCCGCCATCGCACAGTTCTCGTACTGTGGTATTGAGTCTTCGTCTAGACATTCGTTGACATAAATCACCTCATGCTCTGGCGCGTCATCGCAGCTTCTTGTGATGAGATCGTTGTAGTGAGAAACTTCGGCGATACCGCTAAACCGCTGGAACAGTCTGGTGGCTGGCGTTTCATCTGTTCCTTCTGTGATGAATGTTGCCTTGTAAGTGTAAACAAACTTAAACCTGTATCCTGCGACATTGGTTGAGTATTTGACAAATTGATCGCCATCTGACCATGTACCTGTTTTACTTGATACGGTATGACCGATTATTCTCCACCACTTGTTCCTAGCCCGTCCCTCTGGATGCGCTTCTTGATAAGACTGAAGGGTCACCTGCATGACGATAGAACGGTTGCCAAGTTCTGCCGCTTGAGCAGTCCAGCCTGTGAGTTGACGCACTGTTCCATTTGGCAAATTACTGAAGTAAGGATCTACACCTAAAGCGTTGCTTAGGATATTGCTGAGTGTCCATTTGCTAATTGGCGAGTCAATAGCAAAAGTAGGAGTGTTTTCTGCCGCTAATACAGCCTCAAGGTTGACATCTCCAGATCCAGCGCCAACGACCTTGAATCCAGCAAGAGACAAATCGACGATACCATCTTCGTCGGGATCAATTTGGCTTGGATCTCCAGCCATTTCGCGGTGATAGTACCAGTCGCGTGGACGGATATATTCCCCGCGAGCAAATACGGAAAAACTGCCTAAGTACGTTGGCCAACCACTCGGGTAGCCTCCATCTGCCGTTAAATTACGCAAGCCTGGATGCGCGCCGTCAAGCTTGAAAACTTCAAAACCTCCGTCGCCTTGGTGGGCAAAACAAGCGCTATTAAAAGGTCTAAAGCGATATTCGTATTGACCACGCTCGGGATGCTGGATACGGATAAAAGAGTAAATATCTACAGGAGCGTTACCGAGGACAGCAAACAAATAGGGGCCTAAAAATGTCCACCCCTCATTGTCAGTTGCATTGCGGCTTGCGTCGCTATTTGCTGGACGAACATCTAAGGCGAAGAAAGAAACTCGATGCGCATATTTAGTAAGTTTACCTTCCCTAAGTATGACATTTCGAGCGTTATAGCTTTTATCTTTATTTTTCCTGCCACCGGCAAGCTCGTAAGGCGTTGGCAATGTATTGAAATTCGTAATGTTATTGAAGCGGCACCAGACGCGAGACTTGATGCCAATCTCAGTTACATCGCAACGGCGAGTGTTTTGTACGACTGCTGTTTCGTATTTAAGGATTGGGTACCATGCTTCGTCAATATCATCAAACGGGGCAGCATACGGAATGTAGTTTTCTCGCTGTATTGCGCTCTGCGCGACAATACCAATTTTTTTTGTGGCTTCGCCCCAAGCTTCAATACATTTTAGTCTTATGTTAATACCGCCAGTTTTTGACAACGCCGGTCGGTAGTACTCGTCTGGCGTCCTTTCAAGCACTTGCCACATCGTACGGCCGATCATTACGGTAGATCCGCGACGCAAAATTTGATCTGCTCGTGAAAGATTTGATTCAACTGCATTGCGCACGTCATCCGCTTTGACACGTTGTTGTGCGTTTGCAGCTTTAAGTTCAAATGGCGTTTTGTCTTGTCTGTTTTTGCCCAAACTTACGGTAATTTCATCGCCAATCTCTACGTTGACATCTTTTTTCAAATCTACCCAGCGGATTGGATCTTTAGTAGAGCCATCGTAAATTGCGCGGGTTTCAACTGTCGTTATCGCCCCCGTAGCCGCTGATTTGTGCAAAACAATGCCTATCCGTGAAGCAAAATTCACCCCCGTACCAGGCATCCCCTCCCTTCCATAGGGGTGGAATATACGCAGGTAACGAGTTACATACTTTTTCAGTTCTTCTCGTGCATCACCTTTTTGATCTGAGTCCCATTCTTCTGGAATCGAAATAATTTTCCAGTCGGGTCGATATGCTGTACCGTTTTGGACGCCGCTAAAAACGCCAAATTTTGTTTGAGAAGTGGGCATAAATGCACCACTAAACCCAGGCTGCGCACTTCCTAAAGCAGTAGGGCAGACAAACGCTTGTTCATCACTGCCGCGATCACTTAGCCCACTTAACGCAAAATCTCCATAACGCAAGTTGTAAGTACGCAAGCGACTGCCTTGCCCAAGTACTTCGTAGCCAGCGTTCCAGTAAAACTCGTAAAATTGATCGTATAGCGCATCAATTGGGATATTGCCGAGAAAAATGCCAGCCAGATCGGGCTTCTCCATTGAGCCTTGACCGGCAACAAATGCAAGATCTGCAACCTGATAAGTGCCCCAGCTGCGAACGCGGGACCATGCCAACAGGGGGGAAATCAATACGCCACCACTGACGTAAGAAACACCAGTGCTATCAACGTGTGGTTCTTGGCGCGTAAAAACAATTGGCACTGCTGTTCCGTAACTTGCCAGCTCCTGCAGCGAATCAAAGCCGGAAGTTGGCGTAAATACGTCGCGTCCGGTTTTGCCGCCAAGCTGACGTGTGCGGATTCTTGATGCGTCAGGTTGTTGCGGTTTTGGTGCCAGCAAAAAGGAAGCTGCTGTGCTGGCTAAACCAAGAACAAGGCTAACAATTGCAACAACTTCAAAATTACGCACATCTGGCACATGCGCGTAATCCGCTGGCCTTATGTAAGGCTTGCTCCGTACCGCTGCCGAAAACTGTCTGTACTCTTCCTCGCTAAGACCCAGCTCCTCAATCAAGCGCTTCTCGAACGGAAGCAGTGGGTGTACTGGATCATGCCCAGCGGGCACCATGCGACCGCCTGTAAATGCTGGTTGATGTACAGACATCCCTGATCCCAGAAAACAGAAAACGCCACCCGTGGGTGCGCTGTCATTAGCACGTCACCATCGTAGACCGGCTCCTCTATCCGTCGCCATGTTTTCAAAATGTCCCGCCCCACCAGCATTTTGTTTTCGCCGTACCAAGCTGGGTTGGTAGGCGGATGCCAAAGCCCCAGGCGGTCATGCACCGCAAAAACAAGGTGGATGCAGTCAATCGCCCTGTCGCTTTCACCGCCTCTTGCGCCAAGTTGATACGGGCGACCGATTAGGTCGATCACGTAAGGCGGATTCGACTGGTAAGCGGCAGATTGCCCACAAGTTGACGGGTCAAGCGCTTTCTTGGTATATCCGCACCAACAGCATCCAGCACAGAAGCCATGTTTAACTGCAAACTGGATTCATCCCAAGTGCCGTTAATAATTTGTCCGACATATTCAGATAGCACTGTGTAGTCAAGCTTGCTGTCTGGATTGACCAAAACTGTCTGCACCTGTGCGATCCAGACATCTTGCACTGCAGTTTCGCCCCAGCCGCGACTAAGGCTGTTGTTTGGGAAACCCAAGGTGGCAGGCTGGTTGTCGCCGGTTTTGGTGACAGTAACTCCGCTAAACGCAAAAGGCATAAAGCCATAGACGGTTGAACCATCTTTGCCTAGCGCGTCTTCATTCACCCAGTAATTTTGAAAGTTGTACCGCACAGTTCCGCTTGCGCTTTTGAGCGTTAGGTACTGCGCAAAAGCAAGTGACTCTGCCATTAGATTCCAACCTTACGGCGTGTAGTCGTATTTTGACGCAAGCTGTTTAGCGCACGCTGCTCACCCTGTTTAGCGCCTTGGGCAGCTGCTTGCCGCATACCAGCCTGGAACTGATCGGCGGTGACGTAATCGACGCTGTTGATGCGTTCAACGGTGTAGCGCACGTCAATCGGTGCGGTTGCGACTGCAGTGCCGCCACCGCCTTCAGTGCTGGTGCCGTTATTGGGAATGACGGATTCGCCACGGGCGCCACGCGAGTAACGGGACATTGCAGCGGACATTTTGGACTGCGGGATGACGTATTCCGGTTCGCCGCCTTCACCAATTAGTGCGCGAGTGGGGCCGGTTACAAAACCACCTTCAGCGAATGCACCACTTGGGAATAGCTTGCCGCCTTTTGGTGTCAAAGCACCTGCGCCAGAAAGATTTTTGTTTGCAGTGCCAAATGTGCCGCCACCACCACTTAATGCATTTAAGATCGTTTGCAGAATAATCAATGTTATTTGTTTGGCAATAATCTCAAGCGCCATATTGATAAACGCCTCGCCAATTTTCTTGAAAGCATCTGCTAATGCTTCTTGCGTTGATTTGGCGCCTGTAATAACCTCGCCAAATGCAGTTGTAAACGCTTGGCCGATTGCTGTAGCTCCATTAACGATTGAATCGGTGGCAAGTTTAATGGGGTTCAGATCTTCTTTTAGTTTTGTAATCGCATCTTGTAAGCCACTAGCTACTGTGCCTTCACCCGCCACTCCAAACTTAGAGCCTTCCATCGCTTTTTTGAACAGCTTGTCAGCTTCTTCTGCTTGCTTTTTGAGCGCTTCAGTTTGAAGATCAATTAGTTCAAGGCGCTGAATTTCCGCGTTTAGTTGATTCAGATTTGTTTGTTGCTCGGCATTTTTAAGCTCAGAAATCTGCTTGGCGCGATCCTCGAAATCAAATTGAATTTGCAGGCGTTTACGCTCAAGTTCTGAAGTTTCAAATAGCAAGACAGCTTGGCGTGCAAACTGAGTCGCAAGCTGATCGCCTAAAGCCAGTGATCGCTCAAGTTCTTTGGCTAAGCGCTCAGCTTCGCGTTCTGCATCAGACTTACCTTTCCTGCCGCCAGATCTGCTTCTTGCATCTAATAACGCAGGCAATGCGCCAGCGCCGACAGCAGGAGCAGACGGTACAGCACCAGCGCCAAGTTCTGATTGCACTAGGGATTTGCGCAGCCGTTCCCGATACTGCTGCACCTCTTGATCAAATGGATTGGCATAACGAAGAGCACCAAAACGAGACCGCGTTCGCCTGTTCGCTTCCTCATATGCTCTTGCCTCTGCTCCTATTCGTGCGGCACTGTTTACCCTTTCAATAAACGCGTTAATGCCATCAATTAAAAACTTAAAGACCGGCGCAAAGAACGTGCCAATGTTTTGGGCTAGTCGCTGGAATGAATCTTGAAGCGTGCTTAGCTTGCCATTTAATGTATCGCTTTGGGCGATGGCGCCATTTGCATATTTGCCACCAGCTTCTGTAAGTTTTTGAATTGCAATTTCAACAGCTTGTGCGCTAATCCGACCGCCTTCAAGAGCCTTTTGAAATTCATCGCCGCTGAGCTTGTATTCTTCTTTCAATATCTGTTGCAAAGCAACACCGCGTTCTTGAAACTGCAGCAGTTCTTCGCCTTGAAGCCTGCCTTTTGCTTGGACTTGACCATAAGCGGTAACTAATCCTTGAAGTTCAGCACCAGTTGCGCCGGAAACGTCCGCAAGCCTACGGGTAGTCTCAACGACTTTGCTAGTTTCAACTCCAAATGCCTGAAGCCGTTTGGCTGAATCAATTAACTCAGTGCTTGTAAACGGTGTGACAGCCCCTAAATCTTGAAGCTCTTTAATAATCCGCCCAGCATCCTTAACGCTGCCGGTCAGCACTTCAAGGCTGCGACGTTGACTTTCTATTTCTGCTGCTTGGACGAAGACAAACTTGACAGCCTGAACAGCAGCAAACGCCGCCGCCAACTTACCAACAGCAGCCGTTAAACCACCAAATGCCCGTTCAGTTTGCTTTGCTTGCCCTTGTATCGCCCGCAGTTTTTGCGTTGCATCCCTGCTATCAACATTGATGGCAACGTTGGCGACGACGGACACAGCTCAGCCCTCCAGTAAAACCAGTCTACCGAC